TGGAAAACGAACGGGCGTATGGGGGCTGGGGAAAGTATTTGGGTTTTGGTAGGAGGGGGCGGGGCCGGGGGGAGGGGGGCTACACTTTACTCCAAAATTTATAACGTATTTTTTTTAGTGACACTAGCTAGTTAATAGTAACCTAGTAGTAGGCTTATGTCACATTATTAAAATTAAGTACTTATATAGGGTGGTAAAAAGTAAATTAGAAGTGTGACTATCATAAAGTAAACAAGGTAAACTTAAAAAAACACAATATCATGGCAAGTCCATTTAAGCAAAAGAAGCCCGGTAAGACGCCTCCAAAGAAAGATCCACCAAAGAAGAAAACTAAAACGTTATCCGAAAAAAAGGGATTCACTTCAGGAAAGGGTGGCCAATTTTCTGGTTCTCCGCAATCACATGCATCGGTAGCTGTTGATAAAGCTGTAGGTGGTCCAGCTAAGAGAGCTATAGCTAAAGCAATTGCAGGCCGTACGTCACACTCTCAAGCAAAGGGCGCTCTAAGTACTCACCAAGGAGAGGAAGGGTTAGAGTCTCTATACGCATAACGGCATGTCATTCGCATTGGGCCAAGAGGGTAGAAAGGTAAGGAATTCGTCTAATGCTCCTATATATAGGAAGAAGCTTGATGATAACATTATAGCAGAAGCCAATATGGATGGTAGCATCTACGTTAATGAAGATGTAGATCCAAACTCATCTATGTTTAGGACAGCTATAAAGCACGAGCAGGAACATCTAGATCAGATGGCAGACGGAAGGGCTGCCTATGGTGAGAACTGGGTTATGTGGGAAGGTAAGATCTACTTTAGAAATAACGGATATATAGACGGCCCGAACGGGAGATGGCCAGAAGGAGACGAAAATCACCCATGGGAACAAGAAGCTATAGCAGCAGAAAACAAATAATAAAATGCCAACTACAACAACACGATTAGTAATATCTAGTGCAGATCTACTGTCTAGCACTTTAGCGATAGACGCTACAGCAACATTAACACAGGGTGGAAACACTACCGCGATAGCTCAAACAACAGGTTTGGGTGTAACGCAAGCAGCCGACACGAACGCTTTTGTTTTATACGCAAAGGGTAGCTACAACGACGATGAGGCTGCTAAAGTATATTTAAGGAACGCCTCTACAAACGCCGCACATTTTGTTACTGTAACAATAGAAGCCGAAGACGTAGGCCATCTATACGCAGGGGATGTAGCTCTAATACCATGGGCTACAACAGGAGATTTCAAATTAAAAATGAGTGATGCCTCTATTAAAGTAGAGCACATACTATTCCACGAAGGATAATAAAAACTAAAACAATGCCTAATTTTAACAAGAGTACCGGATTTCAGCTAAAGGGCGGAAAAAATCCATTTCAAAAAAACTTCCCAGGAGCATTTAAGCAAGAAATGACTGAGGATGAGAAGCAAGCGGCTATTCGACAAGCAATGGAATTCAACGAGGGTAAAGGCGCCGAGGTGACGACTATTAGTAAAGAGACTAGTGATAAAGCAAAAGAGCTTGGTATAATTACAAAAGACGACGAAAGTGGAAGCTGGTCGTACAACCGTGATAACGCAAGAAATGCGATGAAAGAGGCTGGTATGGGTCTTGATCCAAAATTCTATCCAGAAGAAGCTAAAGATGTCGCAGAAGTCAATAAAGTAATTGAAGCTTACACTGACGGCGAAGGATTCACGGGCTCAAAATACTAATAAAAATATAGGGAAAATCCCTATACCTTATATATAACCTAAAACCATAAATATGACCTATTTATACTATAAGACGTCGTCTACGACGCACACTGCAAAGCCAAATAAACAAGAAATAGACGAGTGGACGCACATGTCTGCAAAATCTAACTGGCGAATTACCCAATTACCTAACGGATTTTACCAAACAGAGGTTTCTCACCCTGCAATTGACGATAATTGGCACGCAGTTACGCGTAGAGAGACTATGGAAGGCGCAGAATCTGCAATTGATGGCAGCATCGACTACTTCTCAAAGAAACTAGAGGCTACAAAAGGGCCGAAAGTAGTAAAAACATTCTAATATACACAATATGGCGTTTAAAATGCAAGGCATAACATTTCATGACCAAACAAGGAATGAAGATCTAGAGGGTATTTCTAGCTTAAAACAGACTAGTAAGCCGGACTGGAGTAAAGCGCCAAAATCTGGTACTCAAGAAAGAACTTTATGGTATCAGAAGCATAAACTCGAGCTTGACGAAACAACTCCGAAGCTTGAAGAGTATCCTATTTATGTAGATAAGTTTCAAGAAGGCACTAGAGCTAAAGATTCTGAATAGCATGTCTTTTAAGTTAGACAAACCCGCTATGTTTAGTACTAATGGGTATAAAAGAGATTCAAAAGACGTAAACAATAAACAAAATTTAATAGCCAGCGGGGATATAACCATGGAAGACGTAGATTTCCCTGTTCATGGCGTAGATAACTTAGGTAACGAAAAGATCATGGAGCCTGGTAAAGATTACAACTTTCCAGGTGATATAGTATTAGAGACACCATTAACAAAAAAAGACATGGGCTACGGCAAAAAAGACGACTCGGCGCACAAGATGTACGACGACGCATCATTTAAAATGAAAGGGTTCCCAATGATTAAAGGAACTAAATCTCACTTAAAGCAGACCGTTAAAGGCGCTGATTCTGATGCGGTTATGAGGAACCAAAAGGAATTAGATGAAGCAACTAAAAAAGCCAATAAGGATTTGCGAATATTGGAGAATGAAATGGATTGGGCTTCTGACTTTCGAAATACCGAGAGTGAATATATGAGGAGGTCGGGTATAGACCGCGCAAGAGATTACTACTTTGAATCGGATCAAGAACGAAGGGACTTAGAGAAGACCAAAAAATCCTTCACATACCCAAGCGGAAAAACTAAGAAAGGTAGCGGTAAACTTGGTCCTCACGAAGATCAATAAATAAGATAATCATGGCATTTAAAATGAAAGGCTCGGCTTTTACCCAGAAGAAGCCGACTATGGTGAAGGTTAAAGAGATTAGTAAAGATGAAAAAAGCTTTATGGGTACTGATGGTGAGGATTATTTCACAAGAGATTTGCAGGGCGTCCTGTTTAACGTTGGTGACAGCGTGTTAGTGCAGGGCGGGCGTGTCGTAGAAAAGTTTTTAGAAGATAGACAGGCGGAAAAAGATTAAAAATACCAAACAAAAATAATACCACTTTAATTTAATTTAATACAATATGGAATATAACTTGCCTAGCGAGGTGGTGAAGAATTTAGACTTCGGCCAACCCGCTAAAGAAAAAGTAATTGCTGGTGCTAAAAAACTAGCTAAAGCCGTGAAATCCACACTTGGCGCATCAGGTAAATGCGTTATATATGAAGATGGACGCGGTAAGCCGGTCATAACAAAAGACGGTGTAACCGTTGCGGAGAGCGTAGTCTTATATGATCCGGTCGAAAACATGGGAGCGACACTAGTAAGGGAGTCAGCTCAAAACACAGTAAGAGAAGCTGGAGACGGAACAACCACGGCGACCGTACTTACTGAAGCATTAATTGATTCGTTAGACGAGTCTATGCAAAATCACACAATAAGAGAATTAAAGGAAGGCGTAACAACTGGATTTGACAAGGTATGCAGCTTCCTAGATGATATGTCTGTTGAAGTTGAAGGTGACATGCTTAAGTCAGTAAGCTCTATCTCGTGCAATAACGATAACGAGCTAGGAGAAGTTATAGCTAAAGCCTACGAAAAAGTAGGTAAAAACGGAGTAGTGCTCATGGAGACCTCCGAGACAGAAGACACAACGGTTGACGTTGTAGATGGCGTGCAAATGGACTGCGGCCTAACATCCCCACATTTTATTACTAATGCCGATAAGCATATTGCAGAGCTAGATAATCCTTTAGTTCTAACAGTTATGTCTGAGATATCTAATATTAGAAAAATACAGGGTGTGTTAGAGCACGCTATCAAAAATAACAGGTCTTTACTTATTATCGCGCAGGTCTCACAGCAAGTGAAGTCAGCTCTACTTATGAACAAAGTTAAAGGCAATATTAAAGTAAATATTATTGATCAACCTGGCTTTGGACCTAATAGACCTGATTCTATGGAGGATATTGCTATCATAACTGGATCAACTGTTATAAACGAAGAGTTAGGTGATGATCTAGATCTTATAAGCATAGATCACTTAGGTGAAGCTGACTTTGCAGTGACAGATGACAAGACTACAGTTCTTACTGTAAATGACATGCCAGATGATCTAGCTGAGCGTATTGAAAGACTAGAGAGTGATATAGCTGAAGAAAAGAACGGTTATTTCAAAGAAAAGCAAGAGCAAAGATTAGCCATGTTATCTGGTAGCGTCGGTATAGTTAGGGTTGGCGCTAGCTCAAAAGTTGAGCTTAAAGAAAAGCGCGATAGATGTGAAGATGCTATTTATGCTACTAAAGCTGCATTAAAAGAAGGTATAGTGCCTGGCGGTGGTTCAGCGTTGTATTGGGCCTCGCAAAAGATATCACCCGAAAACGCGGGAGAAGAAGCTTTGCTTGAAGCCATTAAATCTCCTTTCTATACCATATTAGATAACGCTGGTATTAGTGGTGATTCGTGTGAAAACAAAGAGTACTGCGGTATAGACGTGGTAACTGGTAAATGTGTAGATATGGTGAAAGCTGGTATTATTGATCCAGTGCTAGTTACAAAGTCAGCGCTTAAAAATGCCGTTAGTGTAGCTACAACTATTATGTCAGCTGATTGTGTAATTTCAAATGTAAGAGCAGATGAAAGCGTTAAATGATGTAGTCGTTGTGTCTGAGATTAAAGAAGAGAAAAAGACGTCTGGTGGATTGCTTCTTACGGATAAAACAGATGAAGACAATAGATATAAAAAAGCAAACATAATAACAACTGGACACGTAGTTGACGTCGTAAAAAAAGGCGATATAGTATATTACGACAGTAGAGCTGGTCACAGTATAGCGTATAAAGACAGTATGTACAAAGTTATTAGACTTAAAGATATAGTGCTTGTTGAGTAAATACAAGCAGATGCTCGTTGACGTGGGAGTGTCCGAGCAAGAGATGTCACGCATAACTAACGTGGATAATGTAATAGAGTTTGATAGTGACTTGTATTACAAAGATCACTCAAATATCCATGGCGTTGGCATATTCGCAACAAAGGACATACAAGAGGAGCTGGTCATAGGGTTGGGTAGCATAGATCGAAAATATAGAACTCCTTTGGGTAGGTGGACAAATCACTCTGATGACCCTAATGCTAGGTTCTACTACACTAAAGCTGGAGATGTCGTGATGGTGGCTATTAAAAATATAACTGCTAACGAAGAGGTATTAGTTGACTACCGACAGCATTCTTTAGAAAAAGCATATTATGTGTAATATATATAATAGACCTATACCACAAATCACAAACCACAAGCAATATAAATCTCAAACAACTAATTATTTAAAACAAAAATGAACAAATTTATTTACATTCGTGGTAGCGAGGATGACGCATACGTTAATTCGGTATCAAACTTCAGAGGCATGGAGCAGTCAGCTTCTGCTGTTGTTAACTTATATTTTGAGTCACCAATTACTTCTGCAGTAGGGCCTAGCGCTTACGATAAGATTACTTTAGCTGTTACAGCTAACTCTGAAAAACAAGCTATGGTTGCTATCGCTAGAAAAATGAGTAGCTCTAGAGCTGATGACTATGGTGCTACTGTTATTGCTGATGCCTTTGGTTCAAAGTTCTGTGATGATACTATTACTGGTGTTACTACTATTTCTCTAGCAACTGCTGCTACATTAAGAAAAGTTGAAAATGTAACTCCTGCTGGCGACGCTACTGGTGGTGCTGCTGATGCTAATACTCGCGTTTTAACAGCTGCTGACTCAGGATCAACTTTCTTGTGTAACATTGCAACTAATACTGCTGCATTTAGGTTACCGGATCCTGTAGCTGGATTAAACTATACGTTTATGCTTGATATTGCTTCAGACGCTGAAGGTACAAAAGATTTAATTGTATCTACAAACAACAATGCTGTAAACATTATTGGTACACAGCTTGATGGCGGTGGCGTTAACGATTCTGGAATCGGTGCTAGTGTATTATCAATAGATACTTCTGAAGGTGCGGCTGGCGCTGGTGATAGATTCTCTGTAGTATGTGATGGAACTCACTACTATGTCGAAGATGCCGTTGCATTAACTGCCGCTGCATTCGCTATAGCTGCTAACGCGGTATAATCTGAATGCGATTAACAGCGCAAGATTTGCGTGATATGAATATCCTTAAGTACTACAGGCTCACGCGCAAGTGGGCCTGTAAGACTTACGGGTTAACTGATGCTGATCTAGAACTACTTATATATTTAGATCATAAGGGTAGATTTACCCGTAACGAATTTATCGAGGGTGCTTACACATATTCTTGGGATAAGAAAAGGTGGGAGAAACTCCGGTCAGCTGGGTGGATAGAAGTTTGGCGACACAGAAACAGAACGAGTATTAAGTACTCTATATTCAAAACTTCATTCAAATGTTCCCAGCTTGTTACTAGGATATATCGCATTTTACTAGGTGAAGAAGATATGCCAACCTCAGAGCGAAGTGTTTTTTATAACAATGAATCATATACGGATAAAGTTTACAACAAGGCTATAGACGATATGATACGAGATAAAGATAGATAATATGTTTGAAATATTTAAAGATACAAACGATTGGAACGAGAAATCAATCATAGGTTTTATAGCCTTTGGGATAATGGTTGTCGTAATGGTACTAGACGCAGTCTCTGGATTCGCTGGAACTGATTTAGTAATTAATAAATTTGTCTATGACTCTTTCGTCTGGGTGGTTCTAGGATCATTCGGCATTAGTGGTATGGAGAAATTCGCAAAAAAATAAGATATGGCGTTCAAAATGAAAGGGCACGCTCTTCCAGGTCCGTTTAAAAAGCCCAACGAAGCTTTAATTGAGGGCGCAGCAGCCACTCATGCGCCAGGTGAAGCTGTGCCTGGAGCTCTGTTTGGCACTATAGCAAATAGCATTGGGCAAGTTGCTGGTGCATACGCCGGCTCAGACGCGGCTCAAGCCAAAAAGAAAAAGAAAGACAAGGAGGAAGCACTCAATACTGAAAAACTTGAAAACGTTAAAGACGGAGACGATGTTATATCTGAAAACTCTACCGTTGGATTCACGGGTACACCAGATGATATCGATGAATTCAACAAGAATCTCGAGTTTCAAATGAAAACGAAGAGATTTAATGAACGTACTTAGTAAAATATTCTCAAGTGGAGCTACTGAGCTTGTTGAAGGCGTAGGTGGGGTATTAGACAACCTTATCACGTCAAAGGACGAGAAGCTTGAGGCTAAAAGAAAAGTAAAAGAATTAGTAGCCAACTACGAAATCGAGATGGAGAAGAATATCACGTCTCGCTGGGAAGCAGACCTTAAGTCTGACTCATGGCTCTCTAAGAACGTAAGGCCATTGACTCTTGTGTTCTTAATAGTATGCACGATGCTGTTGATCTTTATTGATGCTGGTGCAATCAATTTTAACGTGAAGGACTCGTATGTAGACCTTCTTCAATTAGTATTAATAACTGTGATCGGCGCATACTTCGGTGGTAGATCACTAGAAAAAGTAAAGAAGTAAATTTAATTTAATTATGGGTAAAAAGAAAGAAAAGGTCATTGACCTAAAGCCAGAGAAGATCTCTGAAGAGCATTTGGCTAGACTGCAGCAGGTTGTTAATAAAATCAACGAGTTACAGTTCAGTATAGGTGGGATTGAGATACAAAAGCACACTATGCTACATGAGCTAGCTACTGCTCAAGAGGGCGTGTCAATGATGCAGAACCTGCTTAATGACACATATGGTACTTGCAACGTAAACGTTAAGGATGGCACTATCGACAGAACAGAAGAAAGTGATGGATAATGTTATAAGGAAAATAACGATAGGTAAAGACTATAAAAACGATTCGATGCACTACGCCGTAGGTCAAGGTGTGTATGGCGGCCACGTTATTTGTAATATACTAGAAGAAGAGGAAAAATACTCTATATATATTCAAAAAGATGACACAGTGATACCATGGAAAGATTTTAACAAAAACATGGCGGTGTCAGTAGAATACAACATAGACTATTGATGAGAGGTTTATTTGACTTTGTAGTTAAACCTCAGGGAGAAAGATATAACAACTCTATACCTGTTGGTAAAGGTGGATTAATATTAAACACCGAAATATCAAACCATCAATTCATAAACAGAATTGGTCAAGTGACAAGCGTGCCTTTGACAAACAACACGCCTATCAAACCAGGTAACAGTGTGGTTGTTCATCACAATGTTTTTAGACGGTGGTATGACGTGCGCGGTAATGAAAAAAACAGTAGGTCTTTCTTAAAAGAAGATCAGTATCTAGTTTCATCAGACCAGGTTTTCTTGTATAAACCAAGCAAGCTAACTGCAGAATGGGCGGCAATGCCTGGCTTTACGTTTGTCAAGCCCATAAAGTCTATTGATGCATTTGATGTAGAGTCAGAAAGGCCTTTAGTAGGTATTGTTAAGCATAATGACGGAACGTTTAAAAACGGAGAGTTAGTAGGGTTTTCACCAGGCGATGAATTTGAGTTTGTTATTGATGGAGAAAGGCTTTACAGGGTGATGAATAAGTATATTACAATTAAATATGAATATCAAGGAGACGAAGAAGAATATAATCCAAGCTGGGCACAAAGCGGTTGAGGAATTAATTAAAGTGGCTAAAGAAGCTATCGTTGACTCAGATGATGATATATCAGCTGACAGACTCAAGAATGCCGCTGCCACAAAAAAGCTTGCGATCTTCGACGCCTTCGAGATATTAAACAGAATCCAAGAAGAAGAAAATCTTTTAGAAGGCAGAGCGCCTGAAGAAAAGAAAGAAAGAGTATTCAAGGGATTTGCTGAGGGTAGATCTAAATAATGTACGAACAGAGTTTATATAAAATAATACAGCCTATAAAAAAGACTACGCTTACTAGACTCAACAGAGGTAAGAAGTGGAATTATGGGTATAACAAAGAACATGATCTAGTTGTTCTTTCGCGAAACGGTATTATAGGTGACATATATGAGATACAGGGCTTTAAGATAGCTTTGCCTAAACCACCCAAGAACGTGTTTAAGCACAAGAAAAACAAGTGGGTTCAAGCGGAGTATCCAAAAGAACTTAAACGCATTAAAAATATATTCGACTGGAGAGACTATCCAGAAGAACAAAAAGAAAAGTGGTACGACTATATTGACGAAGAATTCAAGCGACGAGAAGAAGGATTCTGGTTTACAAACAACGGAGTACCGACATACATAACAGGTACACATTATATGTATTTGCAATGGAGCAAGATTGACGTCGGAGCTCCAGACTTTAGAGAGGCCAATAGACTGTTCTTTATATTCTGGGAAGCCTGCAAGGCAGATAAGAGATGCTATGGAATGTGCTACCTTAAGAACCGTCGTTCAGGTTTTTCTTTTATGTCTTCTGCAGAAACAGTTAACTTAGCCACTATATCGAGTGATAGTAGATATGGGATACTCTCTAAGTCTGGTTCCGACGCAAAGAAAATGTTTACAGACAAAGTGGTACCTATATCAATTAATTACCCGTTCTTCTTTAAACCTATACAAGATGGTATGGATCGTCCAAAATCCGAGCTTGCGTATAGAGTTCCTGCTAGTAAGTTTACTCGTAAAAAAATACAGAGCAACGAGCAGTTAGAACAGTTAGCTGGTTTAGATACTACTATTGATTGGAAGAACACTGGTGACAACAGCTATGACGGTGAAAAGTTAAGCCTACTAGTGCATGATGAGAGTGGTAAGTGGGAGAGGCCTGACAACATATTAAATAACTGGCGAGTTACTAAAACCTGTTTAAGGTTAGGTAGTAGAATCGTTGGTAAGTGCATGATGGGTTCAACCAGCAATGCTCTTGATAAAGGTGGGGATAACTTTAAAAAATTGTACAATGATTCTGACGTATCAAGACGAAATGCTAATGGACAAACGAAGTCTGGGCTTTATTCTCTCTTTATCCCAATGGAATGGAACTATGAAGGATTTATTGATGAATACGGACTTCCAGTCTTTGATAATCCATGTGATGGAGAACGACTGGGACCAGACGGTGAATTAATAGACGTAGGTGTTATAACGAACTGGGATAATGAAGCTGATGGCTTAAGAGACGATCAAGACGCTTTAAACGAGTTTTACCGTCAGTTCCCTAGAACAGAGGAGCACGCGTTTAGAGATGAGACTAAAAATAGTATATTTAATCTAATTAAAATATACGAACAAATAGATTATAACGAAGGCAATAGGAATTCAGGCGTTTTAACAACTGGAAACTTTCAATGGGCTAATGGTGTAAAAGACACTCAAGTTCATTTCACCCCAAGCCCTAACGGCAGGTTTAAAATAAGCTGGGTTCCTAGCGGAAGTTTGCAAAACAACGTAATTATAAAAAATGGAATTAAGCATCCAGGTAACGAACATATTGGAGCATTTGGCTGTGATAGCTACGACATTAGTGGTACTGTTGACGGTCGCGGCTCGAAAGGCGCTTTACACGGATTAACTAAATTCTCCATGGAAGACGCACCGGCTAACACGTTCTTCCTAGAATATATAGCAAGACCACAAACCGCAGAGATATTCTTTGAAGATGTACTAATGGCACTAGTGTTTTACGGCATGCCTATACTCGCAGAGAACAATAAGCCGAGGCTCTTGTATTATCTTAGAAGAAGAGGATATAGGGGTTTTAGCATGAACAGACCTGATAAGCTTTGGAATAAGCTATCTGTTACAGAAAAGGAGGTGGGTGGTATGCCTAACTCTAGCGAAGATATTAAACAAGCACACGCTGCTGCTGTTGAGATGTACATAAATGACCACGTTGGCTTATTGCAAGATGGCACATATGGAACAATGTATTTTGGCGACACGCTAAACGATTGGGCTAAATTTGATATAAACAAGAGAACTAAGCATGATGCTTCTATAAGTTCAGGCTTGGCTATCATGGCTTGTAATAGACACTTATATAAACCAAACCCCGATTCCAGTAGACAACCTCTAAACCTGCGTATTAACAAGTACAAGAACACTGGATTAACATCAACAATAATTAAAAATTAAATATGACAGAGTCTGTTATAAATTTTCCATCTCAATCGGTTTCAGATACAGAGAAGCTAAGCCCTGAGTATGGCGAGAAAGTAGCTAAAGCTATTGAGCACGAGTGGTTTTCTGATTCGACAAATAAATTTGCCGGAAATATAAACAACTTCCACAAGTTAAGGTTATACGCTAGGGGTGAACAGCCGGTTCAAAAATATAAGAACGAGCTGTCTATCAACGGTGACTTAAGCTATCTTAACTTAGATTGGAAGCCAGTTCCTATTGTTTCAAAATTCGTTGATATAGTCGTAAATGGCCTCTCGCAAAGAGCTTATGACATTAACTGTTTCTCTCAAGACCCAATGGGTATGGAGAAAAGAACAGCGTATATGGAATCAGCTATTCGTGATATCAAAGCTCAAGCGTACAACGACCAAGCCGCGAAAAACTTTAATATAAATCTATACGAAAATAAAAAAGAAGTTTTACCAAGCTCTGAGGAAGAGCTAGCTTTACACATGCAGCTTACCTATAAGCAAGCAACAGAACTAGCGGAGGAGCAGGCCATAAACACATTAATGGAGGGTAGCAACTTTGAGCTAATTAAGAGAAGATGTTTATATGATATAACCACTATAGGCATAGGAGCTGTAAAAACGTCATTCAACATGGCTGATGGCGCTACTGTAGAATATGTTGATCCTGCTAATCTAGTTTACTCTAACACTGAATCACCTTACTTTGAGGACATATACTATGTTGGAGAAGTGAAGGAGATACCTATAAACGAACTAGTCAAAGAATTCCCTGATCTTACAGAGTCCGACATAGAAGAACTAGTTAGCAAATCAACTAATAGATTAAATCACAAGGCTAGTAACGACAAGAATAAGATTCAAGTTTTGTATTTTAATTACAAAACGCACATGAATGACGTATACAAGCTAAAACAAACTAGCTCAGGTGCTGACAAGGTTATTAGACGTGACGATACGTTTGATCCTCCAGCTGTAATGTCTGAAGATAGAAACTTCTCTAAACTTGAAAGAGTTATAGAGTCTCTTTACGAAGGCGTGTACGTGTTAGGCGCTAGGAAACTACTGAAATGGCAAATGTCGCCAAATATGATGCGCAGCCAGTCTAACTTCAGTAAAGTTAAAATGTGCTACAACATCGTAGCCCCAAGAATGTATCAAGGGCGCATTGAGTCCCTAGTTGGTAGAATTACCGGGTTTGCTGACATGATTCAGTTAACGCATTTAAAATTGCAGCAGGTTATGTCGCGCATGGTTCCAGATGGAGTATACCTTGATGCTGACGGGCTTGCTGAAGTTGATTTAGGCAACGGTACGAACTACAATCCACAGGAAGCTCTTAATATGTTCTTCCAAACTGGTAGTGTAATTGGTAGGAGCTTTACATCAGAGGGTGATATGAACCCGGGTAAAGTACCTATTCAACAGATACAAAACGGAGCTGGTAGTAACAAGATACAGAGTTTAATAACCACGTATAACTACTACCTTCAAATGATCCGCGACGTAACAGGTCTTAACGAAGCTAGAGATGCGTCAGGGCCAGATAAAAACGCGTTGGTTGGAATACAGAAAATAGCGGCTGCAAATTCTAATACGGCTACAAGGCACATACTTCAATCAATGTTGTTTTTAACTGCCGAGGCTGCAGAGGCTTTGTCGCTTAGAATATCGGATATATTAGAGTATTCGCCTACCGCAGAAGCGTTTGTTAACTCTATTGGCACGCACAACGTTGCAACATTAAGCGAACTAAGTAGTTTGCATTTATATGATTTTGGTATATTCATAGAGCTGCAACCAGACGACGAAGAAAAACAAATACTAGAAAACAATATACAAGTAGCGTTAGCTCAGCAAACGTTGGATTTAGACGATGCTATAGACTTGAGGGCGATACGAAATGTTAAATTAGCAAATCAGTTATTAAAAATAAAGCGTAAAAAGAAAATAGAACGTGATCAACAAATCCAACAGCAAAACATACAAGCGCAATCACAAGCAAATGCGCAAGCTCAACAAGCCTCTTCTCAAGCTGAGATACAAAAAAATCAGGCAAAAACTCAAAGCGATATGCAATTGGAGCAAGGTAAAAACCAATTAAAGATAGCATACTTACAAGAAGAGGCTAAAATTAAAAAAGAGTTAATGGAGTTAGAGTTTGATTTAAACGCTAAGTTAAAAGGCATGGAAAATGAGATTGCTGGCAAGCTTGAAACTACAAGAGAAGATAGAAAAGATTCAAGGGTAGATAGGCAAGCCATGCACCAAGCCGCATTAGTAAACAAGAAAAAAGAAGGTGATTCACTTAAAAAGTTTGAATCATCAGGTAATGATATAGTTACGGGAGACGCTGGCTTAAGCCTGTAAGCTCCCACGTTAAATATTTTATAAAATTTTATTATGGCAGAAGAAAACAAACAAACAGATCTCGAGGAGGTAATTCAAGAGGTTGAGAGTACTAGTGATGACGTTGTGAAGGTTAAAATGAAAAAATTCCAACCTGAGCCAGATGTTATCAAGGTAGATCTAACGAAACCACCAACCAATGAAACAACCGAAGAACCAGAAGCTCCAGAAAGTAACCCTGACGACTCACGAGTGGCTGGAGGCGATGAAAGTCCCAAGCCCACACAAGAACAAGAAGAAGTACAACCGGAAGGAGAAGTACAAGGAGAGGCACCAGTATTAGAAGAGGTAAAAGAAGAGGAAGTAGAAGAACTGGCTGAAGAAGCTGTAGAGGCTATTGAAGAAGCTCAAGCTACTGGCAAACCGCTCCCTGAAAACATTCAAAAACTAGTGGATTTCATGGAAGACACTGGTGGAGATATAAATGACTACGTCAAGCTAAACGTTAACGTTGAGGACATGGATAGTCAAGAAGCTTTACAGGAGTACTACAAGCAGACTAAACCACATCTAAGTGAAAAAGAAAGAAGCTTCATAATGGAAGATGAGTTTAAGTTTGATGAAGAGTTAGATGATGAAAAAGAAATAACAAAGAAAAAAATAGCCTTAAAAGAGCAAGTTGCTAAGGCTAAAGCCCACTTAGACAGGCAAAAGTCTAAATATTACGAAGAGATTAAAGCTGGAAGCAAGCTCACGAGTGAGCAGCAGAAAGCAATTGATTTCTTCAACAGGTACAACAAAGAGTCCGAACAGCAGAAACAAATGAATGATACTGCGCGATCGGCGTTTGATAAAAAAACCAATCAAGTTTTTAACGACAAGTTCAAAGGTTTTGACTACAGCGTTGGAGATAAAAAGTATAGGTTTAATGTCAAAAACGCTAACGAGACTAAGAGTGCACAGGCAGACATAAACAATTTTATTGGTAAGTTTACTGATGAAAAAGGTGTTATGACAGATGCTCAAGCATATCACAAATCTCTATTTACAGCTATGAACGCTGATGCCGTAGCCCAACACTTTTACGAGCAGGGTAGGGCTGATGCCACTAAAGAGCGTGTCGCGAAGGATAAAAACATTCAAACAGAACCTCGTAAAACTCACGGTGAAGTCAACGTGGGCGGAGTGAAAGTGAAGGTTCTAGGCGATTCTTCTGATGGACTTAAGTTGAAAATTAAAAATAGAAAACGCTAAATTAAAAATTAAAAAAAATGGCAACAGGTATAACTAGGGGCGCAGCAGATATTGCAGCGGTGCAAGCAGCAGCCCCAGGTAAACAAACATTAGCTTCAAACTATCTCGACTTTACAGCGTCGACGAATGATTGGAGACAACAGTATTTACCAGAATTAATGGAAAAAGAAGCTGAAATTTTTGGAAACAGAACAGTAGGTGGATTTTTAGAAATGGTTGGCGCGGAAGAGCCAGCAACATCAGATCAAATCGTTTGGTCTGAGCAAGGTCGTTTACACCTTAAGTACACAGGTCAGGTTCATGGGAATTATGATAGCTCAGGTGACGCTACTGCGGATGTAGTTGGTGGTGACAACTCAATTATCTCTAATCTTGATACCGCTCACGGTATAAGAGTTGGTGACACGGTATTAGTGTCTTCAGCAACAAAGAACAAAACAGTTCCTTGTCTAGTAGTATCTATCTATGGATCTACTGATGTAGCTTTAACTACTACTGGGGTTACTTTAGCTTCTGGTGAAATCTCAGTTATTCCAATTGGAGGAACTGCAAGCTATAAGGCGGCATTAGGGCACGCTCACGGCGCTGGTGACACTGATGCTCTTGTAGTCGTTGTTTACGGTTCTATGCACGCTAAAGGGACTACTGGTCGCTTTGAAGGTATTGAGCCAAACTTTAAATCTCATGCTAACACCATGCAGATCATGAAGGATCTTTACGAAGTAAATGGTTCTGATGCTGCTCAAATTGGTTGGGTTGAAGTTTCCGGTGAAGATGGAACTGGTGGTTACTACTGGTACCTAAAGGCAGCTGGTGATACTCGTATGCGTTTTGCAGATTACTGCGAGATGTCTATGGTAGAGTCAGTGAAAGCTACAAACGCTATTGTCACAGGTGCTAACATGAAAGGAACTGAAGGTCTTTTCGAAGCTATTGAAGATCGTGGACTTGTTTCTGCGGACTTAGATCTTGCGACTGACTCTGGTTCAGCAGCTGGTTCTCTTGCTGACTTTGATGTTATCCTTAAGGAGTTTGATAAGCAGGGTGCTATTGAAGAGTACATGATGTTCTTGGATAGAAACACTTCTCTAATTGTTGATGACATGCTTGCAGGTCAAAACGCATACGGTGCTGATGGAACTTCTTACGGTGTATTCAATAACGAGGCAGATATGGCTCTAAACTTAGGATTCTCTGGATTCCGTCGTGGATCTTACGATTTCTACAAGACTGACTGGAAATACCTAAATGATTCACAAACACGTGGAGCTCTTTCTGGTGATGGTACTCGCACACGCGGTGTATTCATTCCAGCAGGTGTATCATCTGTGTACGATCAGGCACTAGGTAGAAACCTTAAGCGTCCTTTCCTACATGTACGTTACAGAGCTTCTGAGATGGATGATCGTCGTTTCAAGACTTGGACCACTGGTTCAGTTGGAGCTGCTACATCTGACTTAGATGCAATGCAAATGCACTTCTTAACTGAGCGTTGCTTAGTTGTTCAAGGAGCAAACAATTTCATGCTATTACAAGACTAATAATCTGTAGCATTAAAATTATGATTGGTGAAACTACCTCACCTTCGGGTGGGGTAGTTTTATACTAACTTTTATTATATTATATATTATGGCAAAAAAAGAAACAAAAAAAGAAGTTGTAGCTCCAGAAGTTATGGCTGTAGAACCAGTTGTTGATATCAACGCTGAGAAAAAAACTAAAAAGGTTGTTAACAAAGAACCTGCGTGGGAGATTAAAGATCGAACATATTTTTTAACAGGTGACAAAAAGCCTTTAGTGTCAATCATGAAGTCTAGCAAGATGTATTGGTTTGATGAAGAAAAGGGTTACGAGAGAGAGATAATGGCCACTACTAACCAACGAACACCGTTTGTTGATGAAATGGACGGCGTTAAAAGACCTGAAAGAATTATATTTAGAGATGGCGTATTAACCGTGCCTAAAAATAAGACTGTTCTACAAAAGATACTATCTCTTTACCACCCGAAGAGAGGCGCAAAGTACTACGAATGGAAACCAGCAGCGCAAGCTGCTTCTGAGGTTGAAAACATCGAGTTTGAATTGCACGCCCTTAACGCCGCTAATGATCTTGATCTAGATATGGCAGAGGCTGTTATGAGAAGCTTAATAGGCTCTCAGGTTACAGAGATGAGTTCTAAGGAGCTAAGACGAGATCTTTTAGTGTATGCTAAGAAAAACCCTAAGTTGATGCTAGATTTGATCGCTGATGATAATATCTATCTTAGAAATATCGGTATCAAAGCAACTGAACAAAATTTCTTAAGGTTATCTAGTGATCAACGTACGTTTACTTTAGGTTCTAACGACAGAAAGATTATGACCGTTCCTTTTGACGAACACCCGTACTCAGCTCTTGCTGCGTGGTTTAAAACCGATGAAGGTATGGAAATATACAAGGGATTAGAGAAGCGAGTTAGATAAGTATAGCAATCTGTATATATTAATAGCCACTCATTCCGGGTGGCTATTTTTATTTCAAGTGCTAACATATCACTTTATTATGTGATTATATTACTATGAATTCAAAGGGACTAGGTGATTCAGTAGAAAAAGTAACAAGAGGCGTTGGTATTAAAAGCCTCATGGATTTTGCGTTTGGAAAAGAAAATTGCAGATGTGAACAAAGAAAGCGCTGGTTAAACGACTTGTTTCCCTATAAAAACAGTAGCAATGGTAGAGATAAATAGTGTGTATCAAAAAGTGTTAGTCTTGACTAATAAAGAGCAAAGAGGTTTTATAACACCTTTGGAATTTAACCGCTTAGCGGACCGCGCTCAATTAGAAATATTTGAAGGTTACTTTCATGATATGAAAACGGCTCTTCACAAGTTACCTAATCAGTCTGAAGAGAGTGATGAGATAGAGACGCTGCTTGAGAAAATATCAGTACACAGGGTTGTGGGCGACGCTTTAGCAATAAATAACAGCACTGGCGTAGTTGACGTAACATCATTTTCAAATACTCCTTATAGATTAAGTAATGTGCGGTTTGGTAATCAAACAGTACAAGAAGTTACTCAGGGTGAGTACGCAGATATGTCAGCCCACCCGCTAACGCAGCCAACTACTGCTCGTCGAGTGTACATAAGGACCGGGGAAAACGCTATAACAATACAACCCGCACCTACTTCCGCACAAGCAGAGAACCTGGTAGCTGACTATATAGTAGCACCAGAAACGCCATCATGGGGTTATGTGGTCGTAAATAGCGCACCGTTATATAACGCAAATACGTCCGTAAACTTCGACCTGCATCCAGCCGAAGAAGAAAAATTAGTTACGAGAATATTAGAAATGTCAGGAATAGTTATCAACAAACCCGGTTTAGCACAGCTGGGCGCTCAAATGGTTGCCAGAGAATTTCAATCAGAAAATAATTAATCATGGGTTTATTAGATAATACTACGCAACAATCTTATTACACAACTGCAGCTAATTTTGGCGATTATCAGTTCGTGACATTAGACAACGTTATAGCCGCTTTCATGTCCGTGTATGTAGGTGAGGGTAAAGTAATACCTAAGGCAAGGCGAACGGACGTGCAATTTCACGCCATGCGGGCTTTCCAAGAGCTGAGTTATGATGTTTTTAGGTCTGTTAAAGCTCAGGAGATAGAGGTGCCTAACACGCTTCAAATGATACTACCTCAAGACTACGTTAACTACACTAAGGTTACCACTGTTGGGACAGATGGTATCGAGAGAGTATTGTATCCAACTGGTAAAACCTCTAACCCATTTGCTATAGCGCAAGACGCTAACGGAGCGTATACGTTTACTGATAACGCGTTGATTGAGCAAACACCATCAACTACTTCTAGTAATTTTAATTCTTACCAATCGGACGACCCATCGACAAATGTAGAAGATAGCGAGTCTCTGTTTAATGGTTTCGGTCAAAGGTACGGGCTGGACCCACAACACGCTCAATCAAATGGCACGTTTTTTATTGATTATTTAAGAGGGCAGATCCACTTTGGATCTAGTCTAGCAGGTAAAACAATTATCTTACACTATGTTAGCGATGGTCTTGGGACAGACTCGGAGATGGTTGTCCACAAATTCTGTGAGGAAGCGGTATACAAACACGTGGTGTACGCCATGGTTTCTGCTAGAGCGAACATGCCAGAGTATGTTATAGCTAGGTTTAGAAAGGAAAGATTTGCTGAGACAAGGAAAGCTAAAATAAGATTATCTAATATTAAGATAGAGGAATTCACACAAGTGCTTAAAGGTATGAGTAAGCATATAAAGTAATATAGCATGCCAGAAATTAAACACGTTTTTACAGGAGGTAAAATGAACAAGGATCTCGACGAGAGATTCGTGCCTAATGGTCAATATCGTGATGCTATGAACATACAGGTTCGTACATCTGATGGCGGTGACTCAGGTGTAGTGCAAAATCTAGCTGGAAACACGCAAATACAAGACGTTGATGGGGCGTTAACATTCAGCGGAGCTCATGGTTATGCTGAATTTGTAGGCCAAGCTGCTGATGAAGCTAACAACAAGTCATATTGGCTTTTAGCTGGTTCAGATGTTGCAGGTTTAGGTCCAGAGAGTTGGGCGTTTCCCGTGGTCCTCTTTCACACTTTTGCTGATAGCATTTATGAGTATAACGCTGATCATAACAGAGTTAGTCTAGTATTTAATGACGTTTACGCTGTAGCAGTTAGGGACAGTGCACTATACACACCTACGGGTTCGTTTGTTACAATAACGGTTACTTCTGATGTAGCCGATAGACTACGTAAGGGGTGTAGAGTTCAGTGCTGGGATGATAGTGGCGTTGCTTTATTTGATATACCACCAACGGTCCTTCAAGTAGTCGGAGACGTATTACATTTAGACGCCCAGTATTCAGACGACGTAAGCTCTGCCGATAATTGGGCTTTTTGGTGGGAGCCGGTTTTAGAACTTAAACAAAATCGCCAAGTAACAGGTATCAACATAATAGACGATTTTTTGTTTTTTACAGATGGTTTTAATGAGCCAAAGAAAATAAGTATATCTAGATCAAAAGCTGGTTCAAGCACGCACGAATCATTTGGGAATATATACCACACTGTACTAAAGGTTCCTAACGGAAGTAATCACCTAGCTTCAATAGATAGTCTAGAACCTACGGCAAGTAAGTATGTAGAAAAAGAACATATAACTGTTATTAAGCAAGCGCCTAAAACAGCGCCTAGACTAGAAATGTCTCAGTCTACTAGGGGCGTAGATTTATTGACTGGTAACATAACACAAGCATTTTCGGTAGGTGGTGTTGCTATAGATCAAGAGATAATTAATATTCAAATAGATCCTCCTGGCGCAAATATAGAAGTGGGTGATTACCTAGTCCTAACTCAAACGTATAGCGACAGTTATACATTTGAATTAAAGGAAATACGGTTAGGGGTAACCAATACGGATAATTTAGCCGCGGGTTTTATCGACGCCATACCCCAGAGTGTACCTAGCGACATCTTAGATAGTAACGTTGATTGGGTTTGGGTTCTTGAGGACAAAAGACCTATGTATGAGCTTGAGTTCGGACGCTTTGCATATAGATACAAGTACGCTGATGGTGAGTATTCTACGTTTTCACCGTGGAGTGAGGTAGCATTTTTGCCGGGAAAGTTTGACTACGAACCACAAACTGGTTACAACACCGGCATGACAAACACGGTGAGAGAAATTAAAGTCACTCACTTTGTGGCTAACGACGAGACTAGGCCCAACGACGTAGATACAATAGATATTTTGTATAAAAAAACTACAGATAACGGTGTTTATGTTGTTAAGTCAATACAGCGAGATAAGGATCCAGAGTGGGACATACAAAGCAACAACGTCCACCAAACGCAGGGTGAGGTTGTTATCACATCTGAAATGGTCCATAGAGTGCTACCATCATCACAGCTATTAAGATCGTGGGATGCTGTACCTAGGTCTGCCTTTGCGCAAGAGATAACTGGTAGCAGGTTGGTATATGGTAACTACAAGCAGAATTATGATATCCCTAGGTTCTCTAGTTCGCAGTGGATATCATCCGAATCGGTGAAGCATGGCGGTAATGCAGAAAAATCTATAAAATCAATACGTAGCTATAGGGTTGGCGTAGTGTTTGGGGATAAATATGGTAGAGAAACACCCGTCCAAGAAATAGGTGCTATAGGTAAATATACGCCTAGCACTGGTACATACTCGTATTTATCGTCTGATTTAAGGTGCGAGAAGCAAAACTCACATACTAAAAATGCTCTTCACATTCAACAAAAATGGGAGACACCTCAAGGGCAGGCTGTGGTACCGCCATCATGGATGGACTACTGTAAGTATTACGTTAAAGAAACATCTAATGAGTACTACAACCTTGTTATGGATAGGTGGTACGACGCAGAGGACGGTAACGTGTGGCTTTCATTCCAATCATCTGATAGAAACAAAGTTGACGAGGAGACACACATAACCCTTAAAAACCAAAATGGAGGGAGTGCCCCTGTCCACGAGGAAGCTAGGTATAAAATATTAGCTATTTCAAATTCCGCGCCACCCTTTATTAAACGAGAGGGCTTTACTATAGGAAGCGTAGGTTTTACGCAAGGGATAACCGCTAGCTCTGAGTTTCCGTTATTTACGTCAATAACTCACGATACAGCAGAATATGACGCTCAGCTAGGTATGATGAATGTTAGTGACGGCGTAAGATACGCTAGAGTTGTTGGTACTGATGACGAAGGACACATACATAAATCAGCGTGGAAAAGGGTTGTTGGGATTGATTCAGGTGAGGTGTTGACCAAGGTGATACTTATTGAAGCTCTAGGTCCAGGTGCCGATATGGATGCTATATGGCTCCAAAACAACTATGGAACCACGGTCGCGTATACGGTGGAATATAAGGTTGAAGACACTATTGATAAAACAGAGTTTGATGGTAGATTCTTTATAAAAGTGCTAAGAGACGCGACGCTGAATGAGCAGGTCTTACACACGACCGAAGATGGTATGTTCTGGTCTACACTAGATCATTTTGATGTAGCGTGGATGGCTATGGGTGATTATGTTTGGGGTAGTTGGATAGCAGAAGATAACGGCGAAGCTTGGTGGAGTGGTCATGGCTCTTATAGCGTAGCGCACTCAAACCCACAGGTAGCGGGCCCTTACAACACCTATAAAGCAAATACTACAGACACTTGGTTTGATAACGTTTTAGGCGAAATGGAGTGGGATTCTGATATTGATGACAACGATCACATACAAGGTATTGGTACTTGTGATAATAGAGGTGCCACTCACGACTTTTGGACGGCACACGCCGCTCATAAACCTTCATCGTGGTGGATTGACAATATGAGGTTTGCTCATGGCGGCAGTTTGCTGTCTGCCAACGAAGGCGAGTATTGGAATGGTGATCCAACTGTTGCTTCACCAGAAGCCGCACCAAACGGTCTATACGCGTCTGGTTCGGTGGGTGGAGATAAAGATGTTCTGTTTTTTAGTAGAGAAAATACCGATAGCTCGGATGCTACAACTGCTCTTCAAAACGTGTTCCAAACTGAAGGCACGTTTTTTAGATTCCAAAATGATCCGTTTCAAAACGTATACAGGGTAATTAATAGCTCACCCATGACGACACTTCATAACTACGATGATGGTAGCAACTGTAACATGTACAACCAGACCTCTGGTGATAATACGTCGTGGACATCCCTAAGAAGAAAGACATTTTGGACGCAGTTTAGACGTGTTGATGCTGTTACTGGAGGCACGACCCCAAGTGCTATAGACACTAGCGTGTGGGATCCACGTGGAGAGGTGAAGCACACTGGCGAAAACACTATGCGTATAGAAATAGTGACACCTTTCTCGCAGCAAGGTGGTAAGGTGAAGCACTTTAAGGAGGCTGCTATGTGGGAAACAGAACCTAAGGAATCTGTTGATATCGATATTTATTATGAAGCAACAGATGCTATTCCTTTGACTCTAGATGAAAATAACATTATGGACTACGCACCAAGCGGCTCAGTTTGCTCAGAACTAAAGCGCGGGAACGAGGTTCATTCTTTAACTCCAAAAGCTATTGTTACTGATCACAAATACGGTAATATACAGTTTAAAGAAACGCAAAGCTCGACAGTATTAGTACCTAATGGGGTATTGTATCGAAGCTTTATAGTAGGAGACCAATTGAAACTGACACACCAAAATGGCTTAGAGACAAACCTTGTCATAAAGGACCATATATATCAAAATGGTGATCAAACACCCGTGACTAGTACCTCTGTTGTAGATACTAACGCTACTATTCCGGGCCCATTTATGAGTGACACGCAAACTGTTATATTCTCTGACATAGGAACAATTAACGCAGTCCAGTCGATGCACGCTAACGGTTGGAGGATTTTGGTTACTGGCCTTAATGTTCCTATTGGCACGTTTATAGCACTAAATAATGATCAAACAAGCACCCTCGCAGCCGATGGAAACGGTTTGGGTATAACGCTTACTAAGGCCTACGAAGGGAGCACTGTCGGCACTCAAATTCAACAGTCTTTTACGTTTAAAGCGGTGACTGGTATGTACGAAGTAGAAGAGGATGTTTATGAACTACCGATCAAGCTACCTTGGTATAACTGCTACTCTTTTGGAAACGGAGTCGAGTCAGATAGAATTAGAGACGACTTTAACGCGCCTCAATTAGACAATGGTTGTAAGGCTTCAACCGTATTAGATGACTACGGTGAAGAGATTAGAGGTAGTGGAATGATTTACTCTGGTTTATTTAACAGTAACTCTTCTGTTAATAATCTTAACGAGTTTAACACCTCTCAAAAAATAACTAAAGATTTAAATCCGACTTATGGATCTATACAAGCCCTGAAGTCTAGAGATACTAATGTAGTTGCTTTTTGCGAAGATAAGGTTCTTAAAGTCTTGTCTAACAAAGATGCTGTGTTTAATGCAGATGGGAATCCAAACTTAACCGCCACAGACAGGGTGTTAGGTCAAGCAATACCCTTTGTTGGTGATTATGGTATATCTAAAAATCCAGAGTCGCTGGCTAGTGATCAGTATAGAATGTATTTTGCTGATAAGCAACGTGGCGCTATATTAAGATTGTCTAATGACGGTATAACACCAATATCTAACGTAGGTATGAAAGACTGGTTTAGAGATAATTTAGCTAAGTCTGACAGAATACTAGGTACATTTGATGTTGTAAAAGGAGAATATAACGTAACTCTCAACCCCGTGGATAATGTGTTTAACCTAACGCCAACAACGGTTTCGTTTAATGAAGCTGGTAAAGGCTGGGTAAGCTTTAAGTCGTTTATACCATCAGCTGGTGGTAGTGTTTCTGGCAAGTACGTAACAGCTGCAAACGCAGGTTCTGGGGCCTATGGGGTTGGGCAACACCTTTGGCTTCATGATGAGTTGGGGCCTTTTGGTGCTGTTAACTCTTTTTATGGAGATGTTAATTTTGTTGCTTCTCACGTTGAAGTTATATTCAACGATAATCCTAGCACTGTAAAAACATTCATGGCGTTAAATTACGAGGGTACACAGCAAAAAATTCTTAACACAACAGCGAAAACAGCTAGTGTCACAGACGCAGCTGGGAACAGTATTTCAGCAAATGACGGGAATCATGTAGGGCTAACAGCGCAAAATGGCTGGGAGGTTACTTCAATAACCACTGATATGCAATCTGGATCTGTTCCTAGGTTTGTGAAAAAAGAAAACAAGTACTTTTCTTATATATACGGTGATGGTGTTGACGTAGAGTCCTTCTGTGTTCAGGGTATTGGTGAGGCTGCTTCCGTAAGCGGTGATACAACTAATAATAATCAAGTTTTAACAATAACAGGATAATGTCAAAACTAACAAATTGTACTATAAACAGCGCAACAAGTATAGAGGCGACTGGCGATAAGGGTGCTGATGGCAACATGGTTACGTCCGTTCAGTTGACTATAACGCCAGACGATGGATATACTTTATCTATGGCTGATTTCACCATAAGTGGAGGAACAGCTAGTAGCGGAACAACGTTTACACACGGCGTAGGAGGCGTTTCTTTACCAACAGGGATAACCTCTGTCACGTTCTCTCAGTCTGGAATCCCATATACACCGGGAAACGTTGTATACGCGACGTGCGCTTTAACAGCATCTTACGCTATGCCTGGTTCTGACACTACTTTAACCATAGATGTCAGAGGTATAGCCTGTGCTGGAGTTAAAGAATACTATGGCTACAACGTCAGTGTTGATACGGAAAACAACCTAAATGCTACAGTGTCTGCTTCCGCAAGTGGTACAAACGGTTATGGAGTTGCTAACACACTCTCCACTGCAACTAGTGGAACAACAAGAACCGACACCTTCGCGGGCAGCGCTTTTTATGATCCTTTGAAGAGAGCTAGTGATAGCGCAGAAACTACTAAAATTGGTCAAGTTACAATAACAGCAGCTGGTGGCTACCATTTTTATAACATGCCATCTCTTGCTGCTATTAGTAAAAGAAAGGGACCTAATTACGACACAGTGGTTTTTCTTCGACCAAGCTCTCAAACTGTCGACTCTCAAACAGGCCTTACATCCGCTGTTATTTTTGATGTCATGTATTACAACAACACAACCGTAGAGGCCGCTGACAGAATAGCAACTAAGATAAATATCCAAACAAGAGCAAATTATTCTACCGCACTTAAAGTACACGGTTTTGCAGTTGGAAACAACCAAGACGTATCATCCGGAGGTGAAACTAGAGCCGTCTGTGTGACTGGTAATCCAGGTGCTAAGTTCAACCTTCAAGGTGTTGATTCAACTGGTAAAGAGTTATTTACTCAACTTATTGACGCAGAAATACCAGCGCCAACAGGTCGCGACGTGGTAAATGCGGCTGGGGTATTTGGCGAGTATAAATTTAATTTGGAACTACCCGAACTCCCATCTGGTACGACTGAAAAAACCTATTATTTTAGGTTAAAAACAGGTACTAACACTACGTTTGCTAGCACTGTGCCAACGACGGAGGATACGGTTCAGTTGATTCAAATTCACGATCCTAGGGTTAGGTTTACAAACACAAAAACCCCAGCTTATTCAGTCACAGCAGCGCCTACGCTTACTTACTTTGGTAAGCGCAATAGATCGTTTGATGAGGTATATAGTTCTAGGCCGACTCAATACAAGCGGTATGTAGACGTTGATTGGACCCTAACTGGCGGAGGTACCTTTACCGTGTTGAAACAGGTTGTTTTGTCAGATTTCACAAACACTTCAAGCGCTACAAACGGAGGCACAACAGTAGCTACATCAGGCCTAAAAGTAAGTGGTCACGGCACAAGCACTGTAACAATAAAAGGAAAAATTCATATACGAACTTTTGGTAAAAGCAATGTAGACCTAAACCTTAATTTAGATAACATAGTATCATACTCATAACATGCCTATAACAATTAATTTTAGCACACCTATTAACGAGAGCGTTCAAATCGGAGACACGGCGTATCACGCTACAATCTCAGAAGTTGCTACTTTTGACACTTCATCTAGCTATGTTGAAATAGGACCAATAACCAGTATTACTCAGTGGAACGGGACAGCATCAGCTATAGTCTGTGACACAACGGCTGCTTACGCTGCGGGAAACGATCCAGCTGCCGCGGGTAGTTTTATATTGTTTTCTAAAAGCAGCGAAGTAAATCAAGCTAAAGTTAAGGGTTATTATGCTTCGGTTAAGTTTCAAAACCAGGGGGTAGCTAATACTAGAACAGAGTTGTATTCTGCAGCGGCCGAGATATTTACAAGCAGCGGCCACCCAGCTGAATAGTGTAAATAAGCATCAATAAGTGTAACTATATAGTAGCAAGTTACAATTAAATTTAATGAATAAAGAGCTACAGAAAAAAAGCGGTTCAGAGGTATCTATAGATTTTAGGTCAATAGCAGAGAATATACAGCGCATAATTGAAGAAAATGCAAACGGAGAAAACATTATAGCTGGAACAGTTGAAAAGCCTATAGTTAGAGATCACCCAGCCTCGCCTATATCACATCACTTTATGGATGGCGTGTATCTTAGGGGCATGAAAATGAGTGAGGGTCAGCTAGTTGTAGGTCACATACATAAACACCTTCACATGTGTTTTCTGCTGCAAGGTAGGGTTACAGTGTTTAATGAAGATGGTGAAAACGAATACAACGCACCGTGTATAATTGAGTCTACGCCAGGTGTTAAAAGAATATTATATGCTCACGAAGAATCAATATGGTATAACACGCATAAAAACCCAGGTAATATAACCGATCTGGACGTGTTAGAGAGAGATATAGTAGCAATAAGTTATGAAGAATATGAAGAATATATTAAAAACAAATAGATTATGTCGTTTATAGCAGGTGCAATAATTATATCAGGAGTCTTAATAGCCGCTGGAGGTACAGCTGGTGCTATATCTGCTGGTAATGCTAGAGAGGCTGCTGAAGCGAAGGAAGAACAAGCTAGGGCTGAAATGGAACGACAGCAAAGAATCTTCGCCAACTTGGACACGTCTAATCCATATGCAAATATGGAGAACGTTATGGAGGACTTAACTGTAAACCAACAGCAAGCTGAATTTCAAAAACAACAAACCATGCAGTCTCAGGCTAATATATTAGATAGTATGAAGGGCGCGGCTGGTGGTAGCGGTATTGCGGCGCTGGCGCAGGCCATGGCTAACCAAGGCTCGTTGGCAGCTCAACAGGCTTCAGCTAGCATAGGTCAGCAAGAGGCTGCTAACCAACGACTGGCGGCTCAACAAGAGGCTTCAAACCAAAGCATGGAAAGACAAGGTGAAGTCTGGGCTAGAGGACAAAAAAGAGATATAGCAGAGACTATGCTTGGTATGGCTCAGGGCGAAACCGCGGCTCATAGACAGGCGGCTCAACAAGCCCAAGCGGCTCAACAGGCTGCTTTTGCTGGTATGGCTGAAGGCGGCGCTGCTTTAGGCACTAGCTATTTAGGCACACAATAAAAAGATATGGCAGTAACTGAAAGTTTAATAAAAGGAGCATACGCCGCAAACGCGCCAGCCGCTGTGGCGCCGGGGCAAGCTTGGGTAGATGCCAGCAAGAATATTGCTGCGATGGCTGAGAAGTATTTGATTGCTCAGTCTACTAAGAAAAAGGAAAATAAAGCAAAGGGTGATACATACCTAACAAATCAAGCCAATAAGTTTGGCAAGAATGTCCAAGGCCCTTTACAAGATCAATACGGAACAGTAAGTGATGACTTGATTTTTCAACGAGACATATGGCTTGGTGCGGAGGACGATCCAGCGTATCAAACAACGTTATCAATGCACCAGGAACAAGGAGCTGCTGATACGGCTGGTTTATCTGCCACGGTAACAAACTGGGCTGATATACAAAAGGGAACATGGAAAGGAGCTCCACTTAGCAATTCAGTGACTACTGATGAGTTTTTGTATATAGCAGAGCCGCAGCTTAGTCAAAGAATGACGTTTGATATAAATGGTGAGTCGGTAACAATAGACAGAGGCACACCTGATGGCAATCAGTGGTTAGAGGATAATGCAGAGTTTATTAAAGATGGCACATATAAGCAAACTGGATCTAGGTATGGGCTTCTCAAGATAGAGGGTGAGGGCGATAATCTTACTCACACGTGGGTCAGCTCAGACGAAGTGCAAGCTCATCTTGACCAGTCTTTAGTTAATATTGAAACTAGAGGAACTATTGCTGATTTAGGTAATAGGATGATGGCGTTAGGTACCACGTACGGTAATGCTGACCCAGGTAGAGAAGCTGGCAAAATTGGCTCAACAGGCTACGCGGCTACGAGAGATAAAAGAGTGGAGTTCAACGATACTAAGGTGAGGCAAGAGATTGAGGGTATGATAACTGACGATATTAAACCGTGGGAGATGAGGTCAATAATTAATGACCCAATGATAGGTGGCGACGTAGCGTTGATAACGCACATGGAAACTCTTTTTGATACTACCGACATCGAAGACGCCCTTCAAGCTTTAGAAATACCTGTTTTAAACGAAGAAGGTGAGCCTACGGGTCAGATGGTTCTAGCGGCAGATATAGATAACAATGGTACGGTGACTAAACAGGAGATGCTTAATTTTATAAAAGCATATGATGACGAGGCTATGATAGGTGATGCGAAGAAAGTAGTAGACGGCATGATTAAAGACTATTTATTTAAATATGCTAAACACCAATTCGTAGTTGGAGCTGGTGGTAGTTATGAAACGGAATTAACTGCCGGGCAAACTACGGGTGGCACTGAGTACGTAGATCCATTTAAAGACATATTTGACTGGGAGTAAATTAAGACAACAACATATTAACGGGTAACTAACGAAACAGTAATGAAAAAGCTTTATAAACTAAGCACGGGTAAGATATATAGAGTATCTGAAGAAAAAGAATCAGGGTTTTTAGAAAAACATCCAAACGCTGAGTTTGTGAGAGTGGATGTAGAAGAGGGCGCAGCAAAGACGACGAGCTCTGTGGGGAGTGCGACCACGGGGCAACAAAACACAGCACCAATAATAATGACGAGCGCAAATACGGACTCATCGCAGGGCGATGGTTCGTCGGATTCACGGTTCACCGCGTTTAGTCCAGATAGAACCGTATATACAGGTGATGAGAGAAAAGACACCTGGATTCACACAACTTTACAAAACCATCCTGATAAGTGGGTATACGACGAAATGTCTCAAAGCCTCAAGAGTAGAACATCTGTAGTAGGCGATGTTAAAGCTTGGGAGGCTAAAGATGCTGTGTTACCTGTTTATGATAACATGAACCTGTTGTTAAATGATGATCTGCAAGAGGGTCTTGATAAAGCTGGTTATTATGATGTGACGAGAGCCTTCTTTAGTGTTACAGGACAAAGTGATGTTGTTGATGTGATAGACCAGGCTAAATTGCTTGGCGAACAAACTTTAGATGCTCCGGGTTTTTTAAGGCCTGGTTGGATGGACATAGCTACTAGAATAGAAGGGGACGAATACACCACAGGGCTAGGTGAACACTATAAAACGGGTATGTGGGACTATAGACCTATGCCAGGTGATGCAATTGAAAAAGGGTTAGATATAGGTTCCAACCATTTATTCAAGCGGTCAGAAGATTTTCAATATAACGCTAGCTTATTTGCTGAAAACTTCGAGCAAACCTACAATAAGTACAAAGACGATATAGAGTTTAAAAGCTCTACAATAACTCCATACGGTACCGCTAAAAACCCAAACGACGATCCATATCAAGGTATGGGCTATACGTTGAAAAACGAGGGTGACAAATTTGGAACTGTTGTAAATATACAGCAGGTAGTAGAAAGTGCGTATAAAGAAATTGTTGGCGGTGATCAGTTAATTAATTTTGGAGGGGAAAGTTTTGCTACGGATTTAGCTAGTATAAATGAGCTAGAGGCAGCTATGGATGACAACGAAGAGTTCGTGGATCCTAATAGCGGTATAACGTATATTAAAGCTCCAAATAGAGGTATAGTTAATAAAAGCGTTTTTGATAGCGGCTTTAGCATAGAAACCCCTGTTTTAACAAGAACCGAAGACGGTGGCTACAACGTAGAGTCAAGGGATGATGTTCTTAGAACCGTTAAAAGCGAGACCACAGACGAAATTTACAATGAGGTAGTTGGTGAAGCAGCTTTTTGGGAAAATCTTAAACCTTATCAAGAAGTTAAGCGAGAGCAAGTTGGCGTAGACTCGCTTGGTAAACCAATAATGAGGGACAGAGTACACCTAATGATTGGTGGCACAGATTATTATGATGATCCTCAAAGGTATATGGAGTTGAGATTTCTCTGGAACGTACATAAGCATGCTACTGACATAAAGGGTTCTACGCTGTGGTCTAAGTATGATGATATGAGTGACGTGGAGATAATACAAGATTATTACGCTCCAAAAGCCGGCAACGCTGTGGCTCGCACCATTATCGATGAAGAAGATGATGCTGTAGGATATTTGTCAGGGGAAGAAGACGTTCGAACTAATGAAAACTTCTTCTCTGCCACGGATTACGAGAACGAGCACGCAGATGGCATTATGGAGGCGTTTGAGTTAAAGGTTGCTGAAGAAACCTCTCAAATGATACTTACTTCTCAAAACCAAGCTCAAATATTACAAGAGCAAATTGGTGAGCAATTTCACGAGGAAGCTATAGCTGCTTTTTCTACTGAAATAGAAGAATACAAAACCTCTTTTGCACCAATACAAGAGCGTATAGTCGCTGAAATGCAGGCTCTACTACCTGAAGACGCGGGTGAAATGGCGTTGGCCGCATTTAATGAAGAGGTTCAAAAAGCAGTGCAAGCTGCTTGGGACGAACATCTAAAACCAGTTCAAGATAAAATCAGCAAGTACGTTGGTAATAAAATTGCTGAAACACAAGAGTGGAAAGATTTCGAAACAGAGCAAAACGAGTTGTTTACAAACAAACAACAAGAGGTTTGGGATACGTATAAAGACTCTTTTAAATATGATTACGATAGATGGGACGTTAGCGAGTTGGAAAACATTGGCAACTACTTAGAAGATACTTACGGTTTTAACCAGCTAGCAGAGCCTGACAAATACAAGATATTAAACAACGTTTGGAAAGACTACGAGCGTAGAGGCAACATTAGTTCTCCTGAAGATCTGGATGATTATAGAAATGAATTTTGGCACTATTTTTACGATCAATTAAGCACTGATAGCGACTCGCCTAGTGGCAAGAGCTGGTTCTACCTAAAGTCTATAGCTGAAGAAGTTTTAATAGAAACAAATTCTGTTATGGACGAAAATGGCAGAATTATTGACTACGATTTCTTCTTGGACGAGTTTCAAGATATGACGGCTGAAGCGGTGGAACAGCAGATGGAAAAACTTGGGCGTAGACTCACCGCTAAAGAGACTGAGGATATTGTGGGTGTCGTTAGAAAACGCTATGACTACAACATTAACTATACATTACTGCAGACAAGGCAATGGGCAGAAGATGTTATAGAAAGTCCTGAGAACGCTTATCAAGCCGGTGGTTTTTGGAGTGGTTTCACTAGTCATAGAGGTCATCAATACGTGCCGGTGATATCGGGCGTAGTTGATCTCGCTCAAAACTGGAAAGTTAAAGCTATTTTAGATAAGCCGCCCCACGAAAGAACTAAGGCTGAAAACAATTTACTTGCGTTAAGCTCCGTTAGAAGCCAAACAGATCAAATGGTAAGTGATATATCCGTAGCGTATAATGCGGGTAGCATGTTTGCGCAGTCAGTGCCTTTTATTGGTGAGTTCATTCTAACGGGTAGTGCTTTTACTGGCGCTAAAACCGCTGCTAAAGTAGCTCTTAAAAAGGGTATTTCAAAATCAATAAACAAGAAGATAAAGCAAGAGCTAGCCGAGCAGGGTCTTAAAGCTACGGGGCGTGTCACTGGCGTTAGCAAAACAACGGGAGATCTACTACTTCGAGGCAACAAGTTAAGTAGAGGCTGGCAGGTCGCTGATAAAGCTACTGATGGTTTAGCGTTTTTAGCTGGAACCGCTGCTCAAACGTTCGCGCAGCCACATAGAATAGCAAATGCTGTTATTGAACAAATGACTGACGAGCACATGTTTGCTTTTACAACTGACGCAGATGATTTGTTGGGTCAACTTAGACTTGACACTATACAAGCTGGAACTGCTGAGGGTGAAGAAATAGGACTTGAAGAAGGTAGAGGTTTGTTTGGCGCGTTGGCTGTAGGTTATGGAGTTACTTGGGCAGAAATATTTACAGAGCAAATTGGAGCATATTTGCCTGGTCTTGGTAAAGGTTTCTTAAATAAAGTTAAGCTAAAGAAAGGTCCACTAGGAGACTTGATGTATAACGCTGATTTATGGGAAAGGATCGCGTTAGGTAGGTTAATGAGACGATACGGTTTTACAAGGTCTGAGCAGGTTATAAACTGGTCTAAAAACGCAGCTGGATGGAACGGGTTTGCGTCTGAGTTTATGGAGGAGATGATTAACATGCCTCTTGTGAACCTTATAACTGGTAACGATAATAGGTTTGAGGGTATATTAACATACAACCAAGACGGCAATGTTACTGGTATAGACACTAGAAACCTTAAAACAATAGGCCTGTCTGTTGGAGCTGGAGCGGGTGTGTTCCAAGGTGGTGGCGCTGTTATCTCCAAAGTTAGAGGACATCTTCCTGCAGTTTACTTTGTAAACAACAAAAGATTCAGCGACGCTAAAGCAGCTGAAAGATATTTAAGGACAATGAAAGCTAAAGGGCTTTTAAATGAAAACTTAGATATTGAGGTTAGGAATGATTTTGTAGCGTACGATAGGTTTGCTAGCTACTTAGAAAAGAACGGTCTTAGCACTGACATTATCAAAAGGCAAGAAGCTAAAACAGTAGGTGATCAAATTACTGCTACAGAAGTAGAGATTATGGAGCAGTTAACAGAGGAGCAAAGAGCTGAGGTTAGCGAAAAAGACGTTCAGATAGAAGCTTTAGAGCAAAAAAAGTCGGAGGTTAAAGAATCTAATTTACCTACAAACGAAAAAGCGAAGCAGGTTAGAGCAATACAAAAAGAAATAGCAGCTTTAACAAATGCTAAAAACGGAATAACCGGAGCAGCTGCTAAAATTGTTGAAAGAAAAAAGACAAGCGAGCTATACCAACAAACTATAGCAGAGGTTGAAAAAATAAATAATGATTTACGTAAAAAAGGTAAAAAGAACGCTAAGATTACCAGAGCAAAAACCAAAGAAAGAGCTAGGAAGGTAGCCGCTGGTAGAATCAGGCAGCAACAGTTTGGTGTATATGAAAAAGATGGTAAATACTTTGACGCTAAAAC